TAGGGGTTCCAATTAATTGAAATTTTATAGTACCAATAGCTCCCCATTCACCTACTTCACTCCACATAGCAGAATTTGAGTTAAGAGAAATATCTACAACCCTAGCGGATTGTATTCTATCTTTTATCTCATCTACACCAGCAGTATCATTCCTACTACTAAAAGAGGTGATCCCACTAAATAGTGAAGTAATCGGATTATTAGCCATTATTCTTCTTTTTTGTCTGGAAAGTCAGCGTTTAATTTATCTAATTCAGCTAGTAATTCATCTTTTTCTGCTTCAGATATACCTAATGAATCTTCATTATTAGAATTATTTACTACACGTTGTATAATTGTAGCCATTTTAATTAATTGCTCATCATTTCTAACACCAATTTCTAAATATTCTTTAATAAGGGGTACAATTAAAGTTGCGTCACCTATGTCTGATATTAGGGGTTTTAACTCAGAAATTAATCCAGATATTTGTTGTTTTTTTTCTGTTTGGTTGTCATAAATCTCACTTAAAATATCTGAGAATTTTTTCTTACCAAATACTATGTTATCTAATGCTCCCATAATGTTTTTATTATAAATATGGATATAGGATAAGTGTTAAAACTTACACCAACCGTTTTCTAAAAAGAAAACATATTGAGATTTAAATATATCGTGGAGTTTATCTGCTATTTTTGTTATTTTAGGTGTTTTAACATCAACCATCTCACGAATATAGATGTAAAGAGCTTTTTTGTTAAATACCTCTATCGTTTCCCTTTTCCTAAATAGTTCTAAAATGGCATCTGCTATTTGAGCGTCATTTTTCTTAGGAAATAATTCAAATATATTTTCTGTAGTGTATTCTAAAAATAATTCTATATATTCGCTTAATTCGTCTTTTTCTTTAGCATAATCTCCTTGCTCATAAGTGTAGGTTGAGTTATCTTTTGTTAAATAATCAACATCTACTTTTTTAATTTTTTTACTATAATTTTTAGTATTATATAAGATTAACCAACGCTTAACAATAGTACCGAAATAAGAATAGGCTTTGGCCCCTCTAGTTGGGTCAAATAAATGAATTTTTGATAACAAAAAGGTTATTATTTCATGTTGTAAGTGCTCTAAATTACTAACCTCTGTATGGTAGAATTTAAATGTATGAATAATATTTTCTGTTAATTTAAAGAAAGGATAATGAATTTCCTTTGCATAAATATCACTACGCATTTTCGGATCTGGAGTGTTATTGTACAACACTATAGCGTTTTCCGTATCTTGAGTAAAATAATTTTTACTCTTTTTTCGTCTTTTTCTTACCATTAGTTGATTTTAAACCTTGATATACCATCTTGTATTACCTTTATTTGATTAAAAAACCAACCAATCTCATCATCACTTTTAAATAATCCTTTTTCGTCTACTTTTTTAAGACGTTCATCCGCAATGTCAATTTGTTTGTTAAATTCTTTTATATATTCATCATACTGCAAAATAATATCTTCTTGTTTTTCAATTTTACGTAATAAATTCCACGTAGTATATGATAAAACAACCGTTAAAATACTTAATATTATTATTGCTATTTCCATAAAATTATAAATTATCTAACATACTCTTTAACCCTGGGCTCGAAATTGTATTAAGTGCTTTGGATTTGGTACTCTTATTTGACGACAATGTATAATTCTTCTTTGGCGTAGCCACGCTATCTTTAGAAAACTTTGGGAGCCATTCAATTTCAAACTCAATACGTGCAGCCATCATATCAGCTTGGTGTAATATAAATGGTAAAGATGTACGAGGTTTAGTTTCTGGCATGAATGATTTTAAATATTTTTCATTAGCAGGATCATATAAACCATCATGTGTCTGAATGGCTAACATTTCATTAAATGTATATTTGATATCATGTGATTGTAGTAAAAATAATCCACGATCTGGAACAGCAGCAAATGCAATCTTCTTGTTGTGCATATATTCTTCCCCTAATTTATCTCGTCTCCATTGATCAGTTTGAGGGATATAAGATTCATTTTCTTCATCACCCATTTTACCTAAATCATGATTAATAGCCGAAAATACTAATTCTTCTTGTGTGAATGTAGTCATATCACAACCAAAACCTTCCCATACAGCAGACATTGATAATGCTGCTTTAACTACTCGGTTAACATGGTCAACATATCCACCTGGAAATGCTGAGTGGTATTCTTTTTTATGTGATGCGGGCATTAAAATAATACGGTCTTCGTATTTTTTATAGAAATTAAGTAATTTCTGTTTACGGTCACCCGTAATATATGTTTCGATGTTGGTATTAAATTCTACCCAATTTGCTTGAATTTGTTCGGCTGTTAGCTTCATAACTTTTATTATTTATTTTAATTATAACGTTTAATCCCTTTATCCCCTGGTGCCTTTGTTTCAATTCCCATTTTTTCCAAAAACCCTGTATCTCCAAGGTAATGGAGCTCTTTTAGATAGGCACGGAATTTTCAATATCTCTTTTAAATGTTTTTATTTTTAATAACTTTGCACATCTTTCATATTGTTCAACATGCGGTTTTTGAAAATATTCTATAGCCTGATCTAATGATTGCATAAATGGTTTTGTTTTAAAATCCATTATAGCTTCTAAATGATTTCTATCCTCTAAATCTATCTTTGATATATAAAACCAAGCTCTATTAAATACAGTATACTCAGAGGCGCGTCTAGCTTCTTCAACATCATAATCAGGTTTTTCAGCTTTTAAAAATTTCTCTAATTTTAAGTGAAAAACATTATGATTAATGATGAGTTTAGTAAACATTCCAATTTTAGTAAATGGTTCTTCTAATAAAGAATTACTCATACTTACTAATTGTTTCCCATCTCCTGGTTCTTCAGGTTGTTCAAACATTGAAAATACTTTATCTTTATCTATCATCTTTTTCCTCCATGGTATGCAACAGCATGACCTTCAGTAATTAATAAATCATTTAGGTTTTGATCACCGAAAAATATATTTCCTAAACATCTTCCGTATTTACCAACACCTTGCGAGTGTAATATAAAAACATTGTTATGCTTTTCAAACATATCCACAACAAAATCTTTAGCAGCTAATCCTCTAGCTTTTTCCTCTAAATCTCTTGTTCTTGATTCTGGTGTGTTAATACCAACTAATCTTATTCTAATGAACTTCCAGGTATCAAACCCTAAATCTACCGTAGCATCAACAGTATCACCGTCAACTACTCTATCTAATTTTGCGTTGTAAATATACATAATCTATTTTGATTATACATATTGTTACTCCAACTCCTGATCCCTAAGTTTTTGGATATATTGAGCTTTTTGTTTTTGTTTACGTTTAATTTCACTAGGTTTTACGAATTCCTTACGTTTCCTAATTTCCTTAAGCGTACCCACATCCCTAAACTTTCTTTTTAGTTTTTTTAGAGCTTGCTCTATTTTTTGTCCTTTTTTTACTTTAACTATTAGCATCTAATTCTTTTAAATCACCTTCTATCTTAGCTTTTATTGCTTCCAATTTAGCATATTCCTCAACAACATTTTCTTGTTTTGGGTTTGCGGGGTGGAATCTCCAATAATCATCCATTATTGTTGATACTGCTACTAAATCATTAATTGCTTCGATTTTAGGATCTGGTTTTTGTGTATTTTCACTCATAATCTATTTATTTAAAGTTTTTACCTATTAATTCAATTGTTTCTATCACTTCATCTAAGCCAATTTGAAAAAATTCCCTTTGGTTATTAACGCGATAATTTTTTAAGGCATGGTGTACTTCGCCTTCCAATAGTTCGCCGTTATAACAACGGAAAGCCCATGCTACTTCGTATGGAAGTGGCACACCTGTTGCCGTAGAAATCTGTTTAGCTCGTTCATCTGGTGTCAATTTTGTATATCCTATTTTTAGGAGTCCTGGTAGTGTTTTGTTTTTTAAAACATAAACCCATTGATCACCTTCACCCTTCTTGTTATAAATACCACGTTTCTTAGTAGTATAATAAGTTACTGTTTCCCAACCATCTCCCATTTCTGAGGGAGTTAGTGTGAAATATGAAGCATATTCAACTTCTGTATTACCATAGTTTTCTTTTAATGGTATAAATTCCTGTGCTTGTTCTACTGTTATTCTTTCCATTAGTGTACTATTATTTTAAATTTATTTTCTACTTCAATCCTTTCACCTACATCACTATTAAAAAGTGTTTTGGTAAAAACCTGTAAAGTATCGCCAATCATTTCATTATCTAAATAAAATTGTTGACGAGGATTATAATTATATTTACTGTATGTACCTAATAATGTTTCAGCATATGGACATTCCCAACAAAAATTCTTTTGTATTTGATAACCAGCTATATTAAGAGGTGGCATAATTTGGGCTAAATCGGTTAAAGTATAAGTTTGATCACCAATTGGTATTAAATTATTATAATCCCCATTACTAAACCAACTTAATACTGAATACGTAGGTACTGTAAATTGAATAGTATCAAAGGCTACCCAATAATCTGAATCATATTGTGTTTCTATTAATGGAACCTTATTAATAACATATTCATCTGCTAATTCATCTAATTCACCTCTAATAGTAAAATACTTAGGCCCATAAAATTCAATATGCCAATAACCATTATCATCCTGATATGCATTAGGTTGAACTTGCTCATCTATATAAAATCGAGCATTGCAATCTCCATCCAAACAAGGGTATGGAGCGATTTCCTCCTTACTGCATGCAGCAAGAAGAAAACCTATTCCTAATATTAATAATAACCTACTCATTAGGCGTTTACATATTCAAGTGCAACATCAAACATCTTACTATTTAGATCCATATCTTGTTTAAAGTTTTTAATCTGTCTAGCTTTTCTATGTTTAGTACCAATAGTATATTCAAAATCACCTTCAATAATTTTTTCTTGAATGGTATTAAATACACTCCATAAATCCTCACCCTTATCCTCAGGTCTAACTGGGGTGATAAATTCATCCATATTAATAGTGATTCTTTTTAATTCATCTTCAGGAAATCTAACTGCGAGCATATCCTTAGCAAATTTAAGAATTGATTCTTGCTCCATTTTGGTATCAATCATTTTATTCATTGATGCTACTGTTAATGGTAACTTTTCTACCATATCAGTAATTTGCTTTTGTAACTCATCAAAATCATACCCCATATGTCTAATAGCAACTTTTTCAAATTCATTAGTAGATATAACTAAACCATTCTCACAAACCATTCTAAATAACCCTGCAGTAAAGGTAAATGCATTTTTACCATCATGTGAATTAGTTAATAATATTTGTGGAAAAACAGTATCTAGCGGGTTCTTTTTAGCAAAAGTACCATCTAAATTTCTATAACCCGTAGGTGAACTATTAGATTGAACAACATTACCAGGCATTTGGTTAATAACAATATCATCATTTCTAAAAACTACAAGGTGTTTTTGATAACCAGAAGTTTTAGGAGTTCTAGATTGAACTTCTTTAGCATCAATTGGTTTCCAACCTAATAATTCCATATCATCAACTAACTTATCAGTTGGAATATGTGAATATTTACTTGAAACCTCAGGAGAGGGTGTAGTTGAGAATATACTTGGA